TGATTCTGATGCCCTTAACGAATTCTATAGACAGTTTCCACGAACAGAGTCTCACGCCTTTAGGGACGAGAGCAAGGCTTCTATTTTCAACCTCACCAAGATATATCAGCAGATTGACTACAACGATAGTCTAATAACTGAGCACTTTATAACTAGGGGCTCGTTCCACTGGATGAACGGAGAGAAGGACACTAAGGTCGTTTGGACGCCAGACAAGAACGGAAGATTCAAGGTTACGTGGCTACCGCCGAGGCATTTGCAGAATAATGTGCTAACAAGAAACGGGACCAAATATCCCGGAAATGAGCACATTGGCTCTTTCGGATGCGACTCTTATGACATCTCCGGAGTAGTTGGAGGAGGAGGCTCAAACGGGGCGCTCCACGGAATGACTAAGTTCCATATGGACGAAGCGCCGACCAATCACTTCTTCTTGGAGTATGTGGCCAGACCTCAAACCGCAGAGATATTTTTTGAAGATGTTCTAATGGCGTGTGTATTCTATGGCATGCCAGTTCTGGCGGAGAATAACAAGCCAAGATTGCTGTATCATTTTAAGAACAGGGGATACCGTGGCTTTAGCATGAATAGGCCAGACAAGCATCTGAGTAAATTGTCAAAAGCAGAGAGAGAACTCGGCGGAATTCCGAATACCAGTGAAGATGTCAAGCAGTCTCATGCGTCCGCAATTGAGACGTATATTGAGAAGCACGTTGGCATGGATATGGAAGGAACTTACAGGGATGCGGAAGATATGGGCGAGATGTACTTTACCAGAACGCTTGAGGATTGGGCGAGGTTCGATATCAACAACAGAACGAAATTTGACGCCACTATTAGCTCTGGATTGGCGATTATGGCGAACCAAAAGCACATGTATCTTCCTGAACAAAAGCAATCAAAAATAAGCATTAACTTTGCTAGATATAATAATCGCGGTTCACGAAGCGAACTATTACAGTAAATGAAAGAGGTAAATATAAACATCTCTCCTACCGGATTCCCAAGTCAATTTGTTTCCGACGCGGAGAAGGCCACTGACGAGTTCGGTCTTCAGATTGGACAAGCGATTCAATATGAGTGGTTCCGAAAGGACGGGAACACCAGCCGATATTATTCACAGCTCAGAGACTTCATGAGACTGCGCCTTTATGCGCGCGGCGAACAGTCCATTACCAAGTATAAGAATGAGCTCGCTATAGATGGCGACCTGAGCTATTTGAATCTGGACTGGACACCCGTACCCATACTTCCTAAGTTTGTGGATATCGTCGTTAACGGAATGTCTGATAGACTATTCACCGTTAAGGCGTATGCGCAAGACGCTATCTCCGCGGAGAAAAGAAACCAATACCAAGACATGGTGGAGGGCGACATGGTTGCTAAGGATGTACTTGCAAAGATGTCCGAATCGTTTGGAATTGACCCTTTCCAGGTCAACCCAATGGAGCTCCCAAGAGACGAGGACGAGCTAAAGCTTCACATGCAGTTGAAGTATAAGCCGGCTATCGAGATAGCGGAGGAAGAAGCTGTCAACACCATTTTGGCAGACAACCACTACGACGACATTCGTAAGCGCGTAGACTATGACTTAACGGTCCTGGGTATAGGAATGGCAAAGCAAGAGTTCTTGCCTGGGGATGGTGTTCAGGTTAGCTATGTAGACCCGGCAAACGTGGTATACAGCTATACGGAAGACCCACACTTCAAAGACTGCTTCTATTGGGGGGAGATTAAGACTGTGCCCATTACGGAGCTATTAAAGATTGACCCTACCCTGACCAACGAGGACTTGGATACCATTTCAAAGTACAGCCAAACATGGTATGACTATTTTAATGTTGCCCAGTTTTATGATAATGACATCTTCTACCGCGACAGCGCAACGCTCTTGTACTTCAACTACAAGACGACAAAGAAGTTTGTATACAAAAAGAAGGAACTAGAAGATGGAGGAACGCGTGTCATCGAGAAGGATGACACGTTTAATCCTCCCGCTGAAATGATGGAAGAGGGTCGCTTCAGCAAGGTGGAAAAAACCATCGATGTATGGTATGAAGGCGTCATGGTGATGGGAACAAACATCATGCTAAAGTGGGAGATGATGCAGAACATGGTTCGCCCAAAGTCCGCCTCTCAGCATGCAATGCCCAACTACGTTGCTGTAGCTCCTAGAATGTATAAGGGCAACATTGAGTCGTTGGTTCGTAGAATGATTCCATTTGCCGACTTGATTCAGATTACCCACCTCAAGCTACAGCAGGTCATTTCTAGAATGGTACCCGATGGCGTCTTCATCGATGCCGATGGCCTCAATGAGGTTGACCTAGGTACAGGTTCAGCGTATAATCCAGAGGACGCGCTACGTTTATACTTCCAGACCGGTTCGGTCATTGGTCGCTCGTACACGCAAGACGGTGAGTTCAATAATGCCAGAGTGCCCATCCAACAATTGACTGGGAATTCTGGTCAGTCTAAGATGGCTGCGCTTATTGGCAACTACAACCACTATATGGACATGCTTCGCGCTGTTACTGGACTCAACGAGGCTCGCGACGGCTCAACGCCAGACCCCAACGCATTGGTCGGCGTACAGAAACTTGCAGCGCTTAACTCTAACACCGCGACAAGACACATCCTCGAGAGCAGCCTGTATATGACACGAACTCTCGCTGAGGCTCTAGCGTTGCGAATCTCTGACATTCTGGAATACTCCGAGTTTAAGGAGGAGTTTATTAACCAGATTGGCAAATACAATGTATCCATCCTTGACCAAATCAAGGACTTGTACATTTATGACTTCGGCATCTTCATCGAGGTTTCTCCAGACGAAGAGCAGAAAGCCCAATTAGAAGCCAACATCCAGATGGCATTGTCCAAGGGAGACATCAACCTTGAGGACGCCATTGACATCAGAGAGATTAAGAATCTCAAGATGGCGAACCAGCTCCTTAAGGTTAAGCGCAAGCAGAAGATGGAGCAGGACCAGTTGATGGCTATGCAGCAGCAACAGGCGCAGGCTCAGATTCAGATGCAATCACAGCAGATGGCTGCCGAGATGGCCCTACAAAAGATTCAAGCTGAGACTCAGGGTAAGATGCAAATCAAGCAGGCTGAGGTCGCATTTGAAATTGAAAAGATGCGCAATGAGGCCGAGCTTAAGAGGTCATTGATGGCTGAAGAATTCCAGTATCAGATGAGCCTTAAAGGTGTGTCTGAATCTGCTCTTAAGGAAAGAGAGGATAGTAAAGAGAAGGCAAAAGCTAAACGTATTAGCCAACAAAATACAGAGCAGTCTAAACTCATCAACCAAAGACAGACTAAGTCGGCGCCTATCAATTTTGAGTCGAATGAAGACTCGCTGGACGGATTTGACTTTGCTGAATTCGAGCCCAGATAAGCTCTATATTTTTTATTATAACTTTGTGTAATTAAATTAAATCTATGGAAATCAAGGTAAAAGAACTTGGTTCGGTGGAAGCCAAATCGGTTCAAGAGATAGAGGGAGAGTTGCTCGCTAAACACGAACAGTCTCTTTCAGGAGGAAATGAATCACCTCAACCAGTGATGGAGGAGGTACAAAATAATGAAGCACCCGCTCCGCTTAGTGACGAGGATGTTCTTTCATTTATTAAGAATCGCTACAATAGGGAGATTAATTCCGTTGACGAGCTATTTGCCGCTAGAGAAGAAGCGTCAGAATTGCCCGAGGATGTTTCTGCCTATTTGAAGTATAAAAAAGAAACGGGTCGCGGAATCAAAGACTTCATTAAACTTAATGAAGAAATTGATGAAAGCAACCCACAAGGTCTTTTAGCCCAGTACTATGCGCAGACTGATTCTGACTTAGACTCGGAAGACATTCAGTTTATGATTGAAGAGCGCTTCTCGTATGACGAGGACCTCGACGATGAGGCTGATGTCAAGCGCAAAAAGCTGGCTATGAAGAAAGAGCTTGCGAAAGCTAAGAAGTTCTTCGAGGAAGAACGGGAGAAGTATCGTGCGCCACTTGAGTCAAGTGGTATGGCGACTTCTGCCGAGGACCAAGAGGCTTCTAAAGCTTACAAGGAATATATGGCACAGGCTCAAAGTGTCCAAGAGGAGAACCAGAAACGGTACGAATGGTTTCAGCAGAAGACTAACGAGGTCTTCGGTGACGGGTTCAAAGGTTTTGAATTTGCGGTCAACGATAAGACGTTTGTTTATTCTCCAGCCGAAGCTGCGGAACTCAAGAAGTCACAGTCTGATATTATGAACTTCATTGGTAAGTTCGCTAATGCAGATGGTCTGATTGAGGACGCCAAAGGATACCATAAGGCACTGGCCGTCGCGATGAATCCCGAACGATTTGCTCGGTTCTTTTACGAACAGGGTATGTCGGCCGCTGTTGATGACGTTGCTCGAAAGTCTAAGAACATTAATATGGATATTAGACAATCGCCGCAGGCCGTTAGCAAAGGGGGGATGAACGTGAAATCACTGAGCAACGACTCTGGTCGTGGTCTCAAAATTCGTTCAAACAAATAATAACACTTAACCCCGCAAAATAAAATGGCTGGTTCAGTACAAGCGGTTCCTGGGTTTGACTTACAACCCAGTGCCGAACAGGTGGCATTGTCCACCAACTACATCACGAACTTTGATTTCTTGAATCAATATCTTCCCGATACCTACGAGAAGGAGTTCGAGCGCTATGGTAATCGTACCGTAGCATCTTTCTTGCGCATGGTTGGAGCAGAGATGCCCTCTAACTCTGACCTTATCAAGTGGGCTGAGCAAGGCCGCTTGCACACGAAGTACACCAATGTTACTTCTGCTGCTGCTGCCGCTTCTGACACCGCTACGTTGACTATCAACGACACCCTGGTTCCCGGCACTGGCTCTATTGCTATCCGTGTTGGTCAAACCATCATGGTTTCTGCTAACGCAGGTGCTGCTACTTTGTACAACAAAGCTATCGTTACTGCTGTTAATACTACCGCTGGTACTATTGACGTTGCTTACTACGAGGCTGGTGGCCAAACTTTTGGCGCAGCTGTTCAATGTAGCTTGTTTATCTACGGTTCTGAATTCAAGAAGGGTACCGACGGTATGGTTGGTTCTTTGGAGGCTGACGATGTCATCTTCGAGAACAGCCCCATCATCATCAAGGACAAGTACGCTGTTTCTGGTTCCGACATGGCTCAGATTGGCTGGGTTGAGGTTACCACTGAGAACGGCGCAACTGGTTACTTGTGGTACTTGAAGTCTGAGCACGAGACTCGCTTGCGCTTTGAAGACTACTTGGAGACTGCTATGATTGAAGCAGTTCCCGCTGAAACTGGTTCTGGCGCTGCTGCCGGTGCTGGTGTTACCTACAAAGGTTCTGAAGGCGTATTCTACGTTGTAAACCAGCGTGGTAATGTTTGGTCTGGTGGCAACCCCGCTACTCTTAGCGAATTCGATTCTATCATCGAGCGCTTGGACAAGCAAGGTTCTATCCAGGAGAACGTAATCTTCTTGGACCGTCAGTTCGGTTTCGACATTGACGATATGTTGGCTGCTCAAAACTCTTACGGTGTTGGCGGTACTTCTTACGGCTTGTTCGACAACGACATGGACATGGCTTTGAACCTCGGCTTCAAAGGCTTCACCCGCGGTTACGACTTCTATAAGACTGACTGGAAATACTTGAACGACCCCACTATGCGCGGTGGTATCAATGCCGGTAAGATTAATGGTATGTTGGTTCCCGCTGGTTCTACCACGGTATATGACCAAATCTTGGGTAAGAACGCTAAGCGTCCTTTCTTGCACG